AATGGATGACAACACAGACATTGTTGAAAGGCTCAGGTCGATGTATTATGAGTTGAGCCGCAGGCAAGCATCCACCCCATTTGGGGAACGATCCGAACTGGACGGTATTCCTGCACTGCTATACGAAGCAGCCATTAAAATCCAAGACCTACAGGGTAACGAGATTGAACGGCTGCGGAAGGAACTACAAGAGTCTGAAGACTTGCTAGACGAATATCGAAGAGTTGAAATGAATAGAAACAGATGGGAGAATACTAATGACTGCTGATTGTATGTTAATTTGTTTTATTGCATTAGGGATAGTGGGCGGTTTGGTTTATCTTGTAGAAAAGTTTTTTGATATATTCATGCCCAACAAAAAGTAAACAAACTAAGGAGGTCTAATGACTAAGCTTTGGAATGCTTTAACTAAAGAAGAGCAAGACAAGCGAACAAACTTGCAAGTTGTTTCTGAAGAACATATGCTTGCTGTTTCTGAAGCTAAGTATTGGGAAGAATATTCCCGTGCTCCTGACGAAGGTTATCCAGAACAATCTCTGCTTGATGTCTGCGTCATTCACTTGACCCCTATTTATCAGCAGTGGATTGATAGCGTTGCTCAGAATCGCAAGACTCCTGAGTGGGCTTATCCTTTGTTTGCTGTGGGTGCTGCGAAGATGGCAGATATTACTATCCGTTCTCTTATCCTTGAGTGGTTTAACTCATCATTCTGGGATAAGAAGTATGAAGGTGATCTGTTTCCCATGCCAACGGCTCAGCATATCAGCCATGTTATTTCTGACATGGTTATTGATATTGTGTCTTATCAGCAAGCTAAGAAGCAGTTTAGAGAAGACTGGCTAAAGCAGTCTCATTATCAGAAGAACTGGACTATCAAGCGTTGCAAGGCTTTTGCCCTTAAGATGAACGCTTTGAATAAGAAACAGTTTACTAGAAAGCAAAGAGAAGATTTTGGACATCACATGCTACGCATTGCTGAGATGTCTGATATCATCAAGATCCAGAATCACCGTAAGCATACTGGTAAGCGGTGGGTTGAGCGGGTTCTTGTCGGGTTTACTGACAGTGTTCTGGCTGAGTTGAACAAGCGGCATAAAGATATGGTTGCTAAAGCGGCCATGCTTTATCGTCCCATGATTGTTCCTCCTGTCGAACACACGGAAACTGCAAGCGGTGGTAATCTTCTGCCGTTTATTAGGAAGCCTGTTGTTCAGCGGTTTAAAGATGTAATGTGGGATGAGAATGTTTCTCAGAAGAACTCAGTGCCTTCACCTATGGTTATCCGTGGGTTGAATGCAATGATGCATACTGAGTGGACAATCAACACCCGTGTTTATGATGTAATGTCTAACCTGTTTCACAGCAACACTAGGCAGGCTAATCTTCCTGCTTATGACTTCTCTGCCTTTGACTTTGCAGAACCATATCCTGCAGAAGGTTCCAAAGAAGAGCAAGCCAAGTGGTGTCAGAGTAAAGAGGAAGCTTACAGCAACTGGTATAAAGAAGAACGAGCAAGAGGTAGAATGCTTGTTAGACTACAGCTTGCAAAGGATATGACTAAGTATAAGTTCTTCTATCATATCTTTACTTGTGACTTCCGTGGTCGGGCAAATGCTGCCTGTGATCTACTGTCGCCACAAGCCAGTGACTTTGACCGTGCTTTGATTATGTTTGCAGAACCCCAGAAACAAACCAAGTCTGGTATGTACTGGCTTAAGGTTCACCTTGCAAACTTGTTTGACCAAGATAAAGACACCTTTGATAACCGTGTCAAGTGGGTTGACGATAACATGGAAATGTTTGAAGCAATCAACGAAGACCCATATGCAACCCGTAGTCTTTGGGTTTCTGATAAGAAAAAGAAGAACCCAAGTTTCCAACGGCTTGCTGCTATCTTTGATCTTTGTCGTAAGGATGGTTTGACTCAGGTTCCTGTACAGATGGACGGTACTTGCAATGGTATCCAACACTGGGCAGCTCTTATGAAAGATCCTACCCTTGCTCAAATGGTTAACATTACTCCGGTTGATTCGCCTAACGATTGCTACGGATATGTTGCAGACCTAATGACTGCTAGTATGCAGGAAGCTATCGAAGATGAGAACGCTGATCCTGATACAAAGCAGTGGGCTAATACATTCCTAGAGTATTGGGGTGGTAAGATATCCCGTGCTGTTCCTAAACGAGCAGTTATGACTGACCCATACGGTGTTACCTTCTATGGTATTCGCCGTTACTGTAAGACTGAGGGACACCTTGACTGGGTTCCCAAGGATAAGATTGCAGGGGCTGTTATGGAACTTGCTACCTTTATTGACAAGGCTTTGAAAGATACATTGGTTGAGGCCAACAAGGGAAAGGTCTGGCTAAAGAATGCTGCAGACATTTGTTCCGAACTTGGTCACAACATGGAGTGGACTACCCCATGTGGGTTTAAGGTGGTTCACCAGTACTATGAGATTCTTACCCGTCGCTCAATTGCCAAGTTGTTCAACATGAAAGAGCTGCATTTTGGTGCTCCCGACAAGGACACAATTGATAACAGCTCTGTTAATCTAGCCATCTCACCTAACTACATTCACTCGTTGGATGCTAGTCATATGTGGTGTACGGTTAATGCTATGCTTGATTCAGGTGTAGAACAACTGTCAATGATTCACGATTCATATGGTTGCCCTGCGCCTTATGTACCATTGATGCGTGAGTTTACTAAGGAGCAGTTTATGGAAATGCACAAGGAAAACTTGTTGCTTAAGCTTAAGAAAGAAGTTGAAGCTAAGCTTAAGATTGAACTTCCTGACTGCCCTATTACAAACGATCTAGATATCAACAAGGTTATGGATGCTGAATATCTATTTCAATAAGGAGGTCTATGGCTAAGCGCAAGACAGAGCCTATAGAAGTGAGATGCGAAGGAGATATTGAAGCAGTTGTAGAGTTGTTTTGCGGACTTGCTGAAAAGAAATCCAAAAGGAAAGAATTGTCTATCATGTTCCCAACGGAAATGCTTAGTCTAGTCTTTCTCAATATTGCTCACAGCGAATGGGTAAAGCGTGGTCTTACCATTCATAAAGATTTTCTACTCAAACTAATAGTTCTTGAACAGGAAAAAGATAATGATGAAACTTAAGCCTAACAAGATGTTGAATGGTATCGTCTACCGTTATAACAAGGATCGTGAGTTCAATAAGATTCAGCAGGATCATATTAAGGGATTGGTTGATGTGTACGCTCCCCTTGCTGAATTGAACGGTGCTTCGATTGCCCAAGTGTGGCGAGAAGCTTTTAACAGGAGAATAAATGTCAAGAGTACTCGTAATCGGTGATACCCATTTCCCTGCGGTTCACCCCGGATATCTAAACTTTGTTAAAGACATTAAGAAAAAGTATCGTTGCGATACGATTGTACATATTGGTGATGTCATTGACCATCACACCGTGTCCTTCCATAAGAAGCATCCCGATAACACGGGTGCTGTGGCTGAGTACGAACAAGCTAAAGAACATATCCAAGAATGGAACAAGGCTTTTCCAAAAATGCATATTTGCATCGGCAACCACGATGATCGTGTTGCCCGATTGAATGCAGATGTTGGTATCCCAGCCTTTTATCTTAAGCCTTGGAATGAATTGTACGGTACTAAGCAGTGGGTCTGGGACTCTGGGTTTGTAATTGACAATGTGTTTTATACACATGGTACTGGTGCAAGTTCAGCATACCCGGCGTTTAACGCTGCCAAGTCACGGTCAACTTCCGTGGTAATGGGCCACCACCATTCGGTGGCAGGCATACACTGGATCGTAGGCCCGAATACGGCTTACTTTGGAATGGATGTTGGGTGCGGCGTTGACCGTCACCATATGTCTATGCAGTACGGTGCTAACTATATCAAGAAGCCTGTCATTTCTTGCGGTGTTGTCATTAACGGTCATCCTTATTTGGAGCTAATGCCACTATGATATTTGAAAACTTTAGTGTTTGTGGTTTGGGTAACAAGAAAAAGCAAAAGGTTAGATTCCAAGAATCAATGCATAAAGTTGTTCTCCCAAACTATACTATTCGTGTTTGGAGAACTGAAAGAGATCTTAATTTCTATTACAAAAATGGTGATATTGAACAAACCATTAAGGATAATAGTGGTAAGACCGCTATCGAAATAATTGACGCAGTATGCCAACTGCCTGCCGTTGCTGCAATTGAAGTGCTTAGCACAAGCGATGGGTGTGGCGTGGTTTACTACAATGATTGGTGATTCCAGCCCTATAGGTGGAGCTACTGATAGAGTCAGTAAGAAAGGAGGTGAATAATATGGAAACTGAAACAACCGAAACAATGCCAGCTGCAAAGCCAAGCATCGCTGCAGATAGCGTAACTAACTATCTCAACATGGTCGCTGCCGCTTTGAATCAGATTACTGTGGATCTGAATAATCAGATTGCTAACATTAACAACGCTATGACTAAGGAGAATACTACTAATGAATCCAACAGCTAAACTCAAGAAGCTCCCCCAGTTTGTTACCGAAACTCTTGAGTGCAAGTGGTCAAACCTTCTAAAGCCGGATACGGCGTTTGGCGAAGCATCTGCCAATCACAACATCACTGTTGTTCTTGACAAGAAACTTCAGACTAAGCTTCAAGATATTCTGAAGAAGTCGGGAGCCAAGAAGATCAATGGAATCTACGAGAAGGAAGGCGTGTCATATATCAAGGTAAAGAGCCGCGTCCATGTGGAAGCAGGCAAGTTCCCTTGTGTTGATGCCAATGCCCAAGAGACTGATGTTGTTGCCTTTGGTGGTGACAAGGTTAGACTCAAGCTTGCACCCGCAATTGTCGCCCGTGATAAGTCGCTCAGCTTCTACCTCAACGGTGTTCAAATCGTTGAACGAAGCGAAAGCAACTCGGTTATGTCTGGCGGTTCAGGCTTCTCGTCTGTTCAGGGTGGTTTCTCAAGCCCCAAGAAGGCTGAAGAACCTGCTGCTGTGGCAGTCGAAGAAACTGAAGACGAAGACCTACCGTTCTAACTAGGAGGCAGCAATGGAATGGAGATTCGATATATCTCCCGTTGCTGCTTCTAGACCCCGCGTTGGTAAGTGGGGTGCTTACTACACAGGGGCATACAAAGACTTTAGAGAGAAAGCATCGGAGATAGTATACTCAGTAATCGGAACAGATAGAGAACTGATTACTACTCCGATTGCTGTCTCTTTAGAATTATATGTTAAACGCCCCAAGTCAACTGAAAAAAAGTATCCCCGTGCAGACATTGATAACTATGCGAAAGCTATATTTGATGTAATGAACGGAAAACTATGGGCAGATGATGAACAAATTGTTTCTATGTATGCAATAAAAGAATGGGCTGAGAAAGGCTCGGACGGTTATTTCATACTGGGAATTAGTGAGCAACGGGATAAGAAAAAGAAGTAAGCATGGGGGCTAGCAATAGCCCCCTTGTTTTTCAGGAGGTATTATGTTTGTAGAATATATTGAACACATGGGTAGTGATGCAGCGGTTGCTGATGCAGCCCGTGTTTCGTTTGGTAAGAGAGTTACCAACTTTGAAGACAAAGATGCTAAGCTTATTCAGTATCTTGCAAAGCATAATCACTGGTCACCCTTTGCTCATTGCTTTATCAAGTGCCGTGTTATGGCCCCTATCTTTGTTGCCCGTCAACTGATGAAGCATCAAGTAGGGTTTGCATGGAATGAAGTATCAAGACGCTATATCAAGGACAACCCTGTGCTGTGGACTCCTATGGGATTCCGTAAGGCTCCCGAAGGATCTATCAAGCAGGGATCTAGCCCTGAGTTTGTAACCAACAATACAGAATTGTTGAATGCTTATGACGAAGTGGCTAAGTCCTGTTTTTATCTATACAGGCAAATGATTGCTACTGGCGTTTGTCCAGAGCAAGCCAGAGCAATTCTACCTCAGGCTACTATGACTGAGTGGATCTGGACTGGTTCTCTATACGCTTGGGCTAGAATGGTTAAGCTGCGTACTGATGAACACGCTCAAGTTGAAACTAGAGAAGTGGCTGAAGATATTGCTGTGTTTGCTAAGCAACTGTTCCCGCATAGTTGGGAGGCTTTGATGACTCATGGTTAAATGGCAAGACCTTGCATACAAGATTGCTGAGACAATCGACAGAGATAAAGCACATGTCTCTTTGATTGTTAGAAAAAACCAGCTTGTTGCCATTGGCACAAACAACTGGAAGACACACCCGAAAACTGTGGAGTATGGTTATATGTACCCATATCTTCACTCTGAGCTTGACGCTTTTAGAAAAATAAAGACACCACTTGATAAGCTGATACTATTTAACTTCCGTATTAGCAAGACAGGTAAACTCGGGATGTCTAAGCCATGCAGGTTTTGTATGCCTTGGTGTTCACAGGTGTTTGATAAAATTGTTTATTCAAATGAGAATGGAGAATATCAAGATGGCTGGCAAGGGTGATAAGTATAGAAAAGTAGATAAGAAACAATACGACAAAAACTACGATAAGATATTTGGTAAGAAAAAAAAGAAGAAAGAAAAAAATGAAACTTCAAATTGACATCCCCTACGCTAATAGCAACAGCAATAACATTCATTATCAGCAGTTACTTGATCTTGTGATGACGGCACATGCTAATAGCGCAAAAAACCAAAATAATATTTCTTCTACTTACTTTATTTCTACGCTGTTAATGACAGACAACATGGCATCAGCCATAGCTAGTGCAATTCTTACAACCGGGAAATACCACGCTCCTATTACACAGGCCCGTAATGTATTTACAAAATGGTCATACCAAGATATTGCAAAAGCTATTGAGCGTGGTGAAAAAATTCCCGGCTTTGGTAATTCGTTTTATAAAGACGATATTGACCCAGCTTGGTTTCCAGTTCGTGATTACTTGCGAACTTTTATGCCAGCATTACACGCTCATTTGGATAGTTTAACACTTGCTGTTAATACTGAAAGACAAAAGCATAGTAATAAAACCAACCCAATCTTTCCAAATCCAGCCATGTATAGTGCCATTGTAACGGAGTTGTTTGGATGGGAAGAAGGAAGCGAATTGTCATTGTTTGTACTAGCTCGTTTGCCTTCATGGGTATCTCTTGTTTTTGGAACGAAAGGACTAGATGGTGAAACCGAGTGAATTTGAAGCACTTATATTTGAGTACTCTGATATTTGTTTTAAGATCGGGCGTATGGAAACGGATGGTAACACTACTCAAAAGGCTTACGATAAACTAACTGACAAGCGTGACGAGATACGACAGATAATCCTAAAACTATTTAAGGAGAAACATGTCAACATTCATAGCTAAGCATCCTTGTCCAAAGTGTAAAGCAAATGGTGGCGACAACCATAACGACAATCTAGCTGAGTACGAGAAGAATTATTACTGCTTCAAATGCCAGCATTATATTCCAAAGGAAGGACAAGCAATGCAAGAAACTATTGCAGAGACTGTTAGAAAAGAATGGAAGCCAATACACGGCAGCACTGTTGAGCTGTCTCATAGGCGTGTTGAAGAAAAAGCTTGCCGAATGTACAACTATCAGACTGCTGTTGTCAATGGTAAGACAGTTGAGATTGCCAATTATTACCGCGACGGTGTTCTGATTGGTCAACATCTCCGTGGTCCTAACAAGCAGTTTGCTTGGAAGGGTGAAGCCAAAGGTGTTGAGTTGTTTGGTCAGCACCTATGGAAAGGCAACAACAAGCGACTGATTATTACCGAAGGTGAGATTGACTGTATGACAGTTGCTCAACTTATGGGATATACTTGGGCTGTTGTCTCGCTGCCTAATGGTGCGGCTTCTGCTGTCAAGTCTATCAAAGATAATCTAGAGTTTGTAAACTCTTATAATGAAATCGTGCTGTGCTTTGACATGGATGATCCCGGTCAAAAGGCAGCACTTGAGGTTGCGGAGATTCTTCCACCCGGTAAGTGCAAGATTGCAAAGCTTCCCTTCAAGGATGCTAATGAATGTCTTGCCAACAACCAAGGTAAGTCTGTTGTTACTGCCTTATGGGAAGCTCAGCCATATTCACCGGACGAGATTCTACATGTCTCGCAGATCATTAATACAATGGAAGAGCTAGATGCTGTGCGCGTTTACCCCTTCCCGTTTGATGCCCTGTCTGAGTACCTGATTGGTCAGCGGTCTGGTGAGATTACCCTGTGGGCTTCAGGGACTGGCTCAGGCAAGTCCACTATCCTTAGGGAGCTTATGATGCACCACCTTGACGAAGGCCGCTCAGTAGGTGCTATCATGTTGGAAGAATCTCCACAAGAAACGATGGATGATATGATCTCGTTGATTATTAACAAGCCAGTACGAGCTATCCGTGCATCTCGTATGATGAACGAACTGCGTGTAAAGCTTGGTAAGAACCCAATCAACATGACGATCATTGACAATCTATCGGATACAGAATACCATACTGCCAAGGAACATCTAGGTAAGACTAACTTCTATATCTACGATCACCTTGGTAATAATGCTATGTCCAATCTACTTGCTAGAATGGAATACATGGCGGTATCTCTAAAGGTTGATGTCATTGTTCTTGACCACATTACTGCTGCGGCTGCTGGCCTCATGGGTATGAGTGACAAGGACATTGATGGTGGTAATTCGGAGCGTATCATCATTGACAACCTTATGAAAGAACTACGAGCACTTGCAGTAAGAACTGGCGTACACATTGACATTGTATCTCAGCTAAAGAAAACTGACAAGGCTTATGAAGAAGGTGATCGTATTACGCTACAGGATCTCAGAGGTTCTGGTGCTCTTGCTAGCGTACCCAATACAGTCGTTGCTCTTGAGCGTGACCGACAGAATGCTGACGAGAAGATCGCCAATACAACTGTTGTTCGTGTTCTCAAGAACAGACTGACTGGTAGAGCAGGTGTTGCTACTGCGCTCTATTACGATCACAATACAGGCAGACTCAAGGAAATTGGGTTTGCTAATAACGACGATGGAGAAATGGTGTTTGAACCAATAGACACGGAGGTATAACATGATTCGACTGGTACTTGACATTGAAGCTAACGGACTTGGTGAGGTCACCATGACTAACAAGGGTCCGGCCAAAGAGGTTAACCAAATCTGGTGCGCCGTTGTTATCAACGCAGACACTGGTGATGTCAAGACTTTTACCCAGTCTAACATGAACCACCTTGTGCCTTATCTCAACACCGCTGATATTCTCATCGGGCATAACATTCTATCCTTTGACATTCCCGTAATCAGAAGACTTCTTGGCAACCTTAAGCGACCAAAGCATGGGTACTTCGATACACTAGTGGTGTCTAGGATAATGTATCCAGACCGCAACAATCACCCCTTAGGCGGCAACTCTCTAGAGTGCTGGGGAAAGTATCTCAAGAACAACAAGATTGAGTATACTGGAGGCTGGTCTGCGTTTTCAAATGAGATGCTTGAGTATTGCATCCAAGATGTAAAGCTTGGTTGCGACATCTACAAGCATCAGCGTGAGTTTGCAAAGAACAATCTCAAAGTGTTCCAATTTGAACACATGGTATCTGAGATTCTTATGGAGCAAACAGATCGCGGTTTTGGCTATGATCTTACCAAGGGAGAGATGCTTTACTTGTCTCTGTTACAAGAGAAGGCTGAGCTGGAGGATAGGATGAGGACAATCTTTCCCGACAAGATCCATTATCGTAAGTCAGAGAAGACTGGTAAAGATCTCAAGCCAAAGATCGAAACTTTCAATCCCGGTTCTCGCAAGCAGATTGCAGAACGACTCAGTGAAAAGTATGGTTGGGTTCCCCCTTGTACAGACAAGGGTAACCCCAAGGTAGACGAGTCTGTTCTGTCCACTCTGGACTATCCTGAAGCCAAAGAACTAGTCAAGTACTTTGACATGGTTAAGCTTATGGGTATGGTTGAAGACTGGAACGCTAGAGCAAGTAACTCCCGTGATGGCAACATCCACGGTTACATCAATGCTCAGGGTGCTGCTACTGGCAGATGCACCCACAGCGAACCTAACATTGCACAGGTGAGTGGCGATCACCGGGCAAGAGAACTGTGGATTCCAAACCGTACAGGTTTCGTTCAACTTGGTTCTGACCTATCGGGCCTTGAGCTACGAATGCTTGCACACTTTATGCACAAGTATGACAAAGGCAAATATGCCGATGTTCTTCTTAATGGAGACATTCATACTTACAATCAGAAAGCTGCAGGCATCGAATCAAGAGCACTGGCTAAGTCATTCATCTATGCG